GAAGGTGCTCGCCTGCTAAGTGAGTATACCCCACAAGGGTATCTGGGGTTCGAATCCCCACTTCTCCGCCAGTCGCAAGTTACACGAACCCCCATCAGGGCCTTCCTGGTGGGGGTCGTTCTTTTTCCGGGCCCCGTCGAACGCGAACGACAGGCGCAGCTCGCCGCGCTCGCGGTCTATCACCGCGCGGTCCACGAACAGGCGCACGGCCTCCAGCGGGTCGGTGCGGCCCATCAGGCGGCGCACCCAGAACTCCGCCTGCTCGGGCGTGTACAGGTCGGCGGCCTCCTCCATCTCGGCAAGCGACCCCTCCAGCGCGGCCTTCTCGCCCGCCAGCTCCTCAAGCTTCGCCGCCACGGCGTCCACCGCGCCCGTCTTCGCCGCCAGCTCCACCATGTTGGACTGCTCGCGCGCGTTCTGCGCCAGGCGCTTGCGCGTGGCCTCTATCGCCGCCACCTGGTCGGCCATCAGCTCGCCCTGGGCCTGCATGGCCATGGCCACGATGGCGTCCACCGCCGCGTCGTCCGCCGCCAGCACGTCGGCCACCGCCGACGCCGCCGCGTCCTCCACCACGTGCTGCGGCACCTGGTGGCCCGTCGCCGGGCACCGGTAGTAGGTGTACTTCCGCCCCGACTTCCCGTGGCCGCTGCTCGACTGGTAGCGGTGGCCCTCCGCGTCGAACAGCTTGCCCGTCAGCAGGTACTCCGCCGTGTCCCTGCGCCTGCGCTTGCGCTGGGACAGCAGCCCCTGCACGCACTCGAACAAATCCGCGCTCACGATGGCCGGCATGCCGCCCTCCACGCGCGTCTCGCCGTACTTGTACACGCCCTTGTACTTCTCCAGCCGCAGGCACTTCGACACGAAGCCCACCGTGAGGGGCTTGCCCATCTTCGTGCGGGCCTCCGGCATCGCCTCGCATATCTCGCGCATGCCCGAGCCCGCGGCGTACATGGCGAACATGCGCCGCACGCACGCCGCCTCGCCCTCGTTCACGTGGTAGTAGCCGTCCTCGCCCAGGTCGTAGCCGTAGGTGCGCACGCCGTTGTGCTTGCACTTCATGGCGTTGCCCAGCTGGCCGCGCCGCACGTTCTCTGACAGGGCCGCGCTGTAGTACTCGGCCCAGCCGTCCATGATCGCCTCGAACAGCACGGCCTCCGCGCCCTCGCCCATGTTCTCGGTGGCGCTGACCAGCCGCACGCCCGCGCGCTTGAGCCTGCCCTTGTACACCGCCGCGTCGTAGCGGTTGCGCGCGAAGCGGTCCGTCTTGTACACGTACACGGCCTCGAACGTCCCGCGCGGGGCGTCCGCCACCATGCGCAGGAACCCGTCGCGCCGCAGCACGCTGCGCCCGCTGGCAGCGCGGTCCTCGTACACCGCCACCACCTGGTGGCCGTCGCGCCGCGCCGCCTCGCGGCACACTCGCACCTGGTCCTCTATCGACTCCTCGCGCTGGCCCGCGCTGCTGTACCTGGCGTATATGGCCACGTTTCCCATCTATTCGCCCGCCTCCCCCGCGTTCGCCGGGTCCTTCGCCAGGCTCGTGGCCACGCTGTGCAGGATGTGCCGCCCGTTCTCGTTCATGGAGTCGTAGGCGTCGTTTATCGCCTCTAGCCGTTTGTCGATTACCCGCACGGGCTGCGAGGTCGGCTCGTCCGGCACCCCCATAGCGTGCGCTATCGCTCCGGGCTCCGTGAGGTCGTACCCGTATAGCTCAGTAACGCTAACGCCGAAGAAGTCTGCTATCCGTTTCACTTCAGAGCTTTTCTGCGGCTGGTTCTTGCACTGCTCCCAATTTCGATACGTCCCTGGGTTAACCCCGAGCATTTCAGCGGCCTCTTTTTGAGAAAGGTGTGCACGCTGTCTAATGGCTTTCAACTCGTAAAGCATGCGAACTTCACCGCCTATCTGTGTACTTAAAACGTTGCGGACAGTATAAATTACTAATTTCTTGTTGACTAGTACATGGTATCTGTGTATCTTGAGGTTGCAAACAGTTCGTGTACTGCTACACGACTTGTATGTATCAACCGAAAGGAGAAGGCAATGACGAAAAGCAGCTACTGGGCGGCCATGGTGAACGAGTGCCACGTGGACAGCCCGACCAACGAGGCGTTCGCGTTCGAGCTGAACGAGAACGGCTGCATGGAGGAGACCGAGGAGAGCATCTGCTGCCGCGCCGCCGCCATGTTCGGGTTCGACTTCGAGCGCATCGTGCCGCTGGAGTGCTCCATGCGCACGATGTTCGAGGTGGGCGGCGTGCAGTTCAACCTGTGCGACTCGCTGCAGTTCAGCGTGGCCGGCAAAGGGTGGAGCACCGACTTCGACACCCTGGCCGAGGCCCCGCAATACGACGAGAAGAAGGGAGGCATGTAGGAGATGTGCCTGAGAGCGAACGGGAAGCTGATCAAGGAGCGCCGCCTGGCGCTGGGCATGACCCAGATGCAGCTGGCGGTGGCCCTTGAAATGGGCAGCGTGGCCATGCTGTCCAGCTGGGAGCGCGGCGCGCAGTCCATCAGCACGCCGAACCTGCTCAAGCTGAGCAAGACGCTGGGCGTGTCCATGGAGGACCTGCTGGTGGAGAAGGAGGACTGACGATGGGAGAGGTGATTCCCTGTGCAAGCCTGCATGGACGGCATCGCCAGCCTGGGGCTGCCGCCCGAGAGGGAGCGCAAGGCGCGCGAGGCGCTGGCCAGGCAGCGCGCCAAGAAGTGGGCGCTGGCCATCGACGCGGCGCTGCGGCAGCCGGGCGTGGCCGAGGAGTTCGAGCAGTGGAAGGCGGAGCGGGAACGCTTGCAGGCACAGCCCGCCCCACCGAAGCGCACGCCGCGGAGGGCGTAGCCCGCACAGCCTACGCCAAGGCGGCCGAGAACGCAAACGCGGTGCTCGGGCTGGCCGTGGCCGTGGCCCTGGCAGCGCTGCTGATGTGCGGCCAGATGTGCCACAAGTCATACCTGGACGGCCAGGCCCACGGCATCGCCTACGGCAAGGCGCAGGCCGAGCAGCAGGCCTACGACAGGGGCTACGCCGCCGCCGTGTACGAGTACCAGGAAGGCGACCCCGAGTGGGCGCGCCGGTAGGGGCCATCGTGGCCGTGGACCCCGGATGCCTGCACACCGGCGTGGTCTACATGGACGAGCGCCGCGTGCTGGACTCCTGCACCATCGCCTACCCCAAGGGCGTGAAGGGCGACAACGACCTGCTGGACGAGCGCTGCGAGGCCATCTGGCACCGCCTTGAGCGCTTCCTGGCAAGCCACCCGCACGACCTCGTGGTCATCGAGGGCTACCAGCAGCAGGGCGGGCGCGGCCACCTGAGCATGGCGCACCAGACCCCGTGGCTGGTCGGCTCGCTTCTGGCCCACCTGCACGAGGACGGCGAGGCCGTGGCCATCCAGCTGAGCGCCAAGGTGCTCAACCCCAGAAGCCCCGGCAACTGCGCCTGGGTCGTGGACTGCGCCGCGCAGGGCCGCGAGGTGCTGCCCGGCAGCCTGCGGCTGGTGACCAACGAGCACCTGCGCAGCGCCCTGGCCCACGGCGTGTGGCGGTACCAGAGGCACGGCGATGCGCGGTGAGGGCGGGCCAGAGGCTGCGCCCGTGGACGTCGGCCGAGGAGCGCCGCCTGCGCGAGATGGCCGGGCGCGTCCCCCGCCGCCGGATAGCGTGGGAGCTCAAGCGCGGCAACGAGGCCGTGCGGCAGAAGGCAAAGCGCATGGGGCTGTCCCTGCGCTGCTGGGAGCCGCGGTGCGCCGAGACCTGCCCGAGGTGCGGGGCCGCCCGAAGCCGGATAAGGCCGTGCGGGGCGTGCAGGCCCTGCGAGCTGCGCGACCTGATAGCTCGCGCCGAGGCCGAGACCGCCGACGTGCTGGCGAAGCTGCCGCACGGCGCGCGGGCCGTGTACCTGCGCACCGAGGGCCGCCTGCAGTCCGCGCCGCCGCCCAGGCCGCCCGAGCCGAGGTGCGAGGGCATGGGCGCGTACCGCGCCGCCAAGGCCCGCGACGAGTGGCTGCTGGAGCTGGAGGCCTGGGAGGTCAGGCGCCTGACGCGGCAGCTGAAGGCCAAGCGCCGCCGCCTGGAGCGCATGAGAGAAAAACTCCCGAATTCCGAAAATGAATGACACTTTCGCATTTTGCCTGATAGGAGGGCATGAATCATGGAACTGAAGCTGGTGAAGACCGACGACGCGTACCCCAGCGAGGGCAACCCGCGCGAGGACTTCGGCGACCTGGAGGCGCTGGCCGCCACCTTCGCGCTGAACCCCGCCAACCCCGGCGAGCCGCTGAACCCGCCCGTGCTGGTGCGCGACGGCGAGGTGTACCGCATCGTGGACGGCGAGCGCCGCTGGCGCGCCATGGGCATCGCGGGGACCAAGGCGTTCCACGCGATCGTCTGCGAGGACTGGGACGACGCGGACGCCGCCCTGGCCATGCTGGCCACCGACGACAAGAAGGAGCTCACCGAGGTGGAGCGCTCCAAGGGCGCGCAGCGCTGCCTGCTCCTGGGCGTGGAGCCCGAGGCCGTGGAGAAGGCCGCCCGCGTCAAGGGCATGCGCCGCGTGAAGCGCGCGGCCGACAGGCTGGGGGCCGAGGCCGAGTGCATGAGCCTGGACCACCTTGTGGCCGTCGACGAGCTGGCGGAGTGGCCCGAGCTGGCCGAGGGCGTGGCCAACGCCGACGAGAAGACGTGGCGGCGCGCCTACGAGGACGCCAAGGCCAAGGTGCAGCGCGCCAAGGCCGAGAAGGCCCTGCGCGCCAAGGCCGCCGAGCTGCGCCTGGACCTGGAGGAGGGCGGCGAGCTCCCCGACGGCATGGCCTATGCGCTGACGTGCCGCACCCCCGCCGACCTGGAGGCCGCCGCCGAGGAGTACGCGGGCGGCGCGCTGTACATGCTGCACAACACCCGCATGGACGGCGCGCGCGTGGTGGTCTACACCGCCCTGCCCGACGACGAGGAGGCCGACCCCGAGCACCAGGCCGCGCTGGAGCGCGCGGAATCGTGGCTCGCTCGCATGACCGACGCCCACAACAGCGCCACGCAGTTCGTGGCCGAGATGCTGGCGCGCGGCGGCTTCCAGGGCCACGCGGTGATGGAGATGGCCGCCGGTGACTACCTTGGCGACGGGGCCAAGCAGTGGAGCGAGCGCGCGAAGGCGTCCGAGTTCCTGGGGCGCTTCGAGCTTCCCGAGCCGCCCGAGCGCGGCCTGTCATTCGGCCTGCTGGGCGTGGCCCTGCTGCGCCGCCTGGCGGACGGCTGCGCGCCGTCCGGCGGCGACATGGCGGCCGCCGCGGGCGCCGCGGGCGCGCCCATGCGCGAGTACGCCGCCCGCCGCATCCTCAAGTGCTGCGATTACTGCGCGGCCGCCATGGAGGACGGCTGGCAGCCCGCCCGCGAGGACGTGGACCTGATGTGCAAGCTCACCGGCCTGGCCGACGCCGCCCTGGCCGAAGACGAGAAGGAGGAGTAGCCCCATGGTGAAGATCGCATCGGTGGAGGCCGAGAACGTCAAGCGCGTGAAGGCGGTGTACCTGGAGCCGAACGCCGACGGGCTGACGGTCATAGGGGGCCGCAACGGCCAGGGAAAGACCAGCGTGCTGGACGCCATCGCCTGGGCCCTGGGCGGCAACAAGATGAAGCCCACCAACGCCAAGCGCGAGGGCGCGGCGCTCGACCCGAGGCTTCGCGTGGTGCTGGACAACGGCATCGTGGTGGAGCGCAAGGGCAAGGCGTCGGCCCTGAAGGTGACCGACCCGAGCGGCAACAAGGGCGGCCAGGCGCTGCTGACCTCGCTCATCGGGCAGCTGGCGCTGGACCTGCCCAAGTTCCTGGCCGGCACCGACAAGGACAAGGCCGAGGCGCTGCTGTCCATCCTGGGCGTGGGCGACGCGCTGGCGGAGCTGGACGCCAAGAAGGCGGCCGCCTACAACCAGCGCCACGCGGTCGGCGTGATGGAGCGCCAGAAGCGCGGCGCGGCCGAGGAGATGCCGCGCTGGCCCGACGCCCCGGCGCAGGAGGTGAGCGCTTCCGAGCTGATCGCGGAGCAGTCGGCCATCCTGGCGCGCAACGGCGAGAACCAGCGCAAGCGCATGGAGGCCGAGCGCATAGCCCAGCAGGTGGACGCGGCACGCGCCGAGCTGGACCGCATGGCCGCGCAGTCCCGCGAGCTTGCCGAGCGCATGGCCGCCAAGTCCGCAGACCTGGAGCGCCTGAGCGCCGACGCCGCAACCGCCGCCAAGACCGCCGCCGAGCTGCGCGACGAGAGCACCGCCGAGCTGGAGGCGCAGCTGGCGCAGGTGGAGGCGACCAACGACAAGGTGCGCACCAACATGCGCCGCGAGCGCGCCATGGCCGAGGCCGACGAGCTCAAGGAGCAGTACGGCGAGCTGGACGCCGAGGTGAAGCGCCTCGACAAGGCCCGCACCGACCTGCTCAAGGACGCCCCGCTGCCGCTGGATGGCCTGGGCGTGGCCTTCGGCGAGAAGGGCGAGCCGTCCCTGACCTACCTGGGCCAGGCGTGGGACTGCATGAGCGGCAGCGAGCAGCTGAAGGTGGCCACGGCCATCGTGCGCGCCACCAAGCCCGAGTGCGGCTTCGTGCTCGTGGACAAGCTGGAGCAGATGGACCCGCAGACGCTGGCCGAGTTCGGCGCGTGGGCCGAGGGCGAGGGCCTGCAGGTGATAGGCACCCGCGTGGGCACCGGCGACGAGTGCAGCCTGGTCATCGAGGACGGGCGCGGGCAGCTGGGAGAGCCGGAGGGCGGCATGCCCGATGCCCAGCCCGAGGACGAAGAGGAAGACGAGCCGACGGAGCAGCCGCAGCCGGCCATGCCCAGCATGAACGCCGCGCAGGCCGCCGTCGGGGGATGGAGCATCAAGTGAGCATCCAGATAACGACCGGGGCGGTGCAGCGCCCCCAGAAGGTGGTCCTGTACGGCGTGGAGGGCATCGGCAAGACGCTTTTGGCCGCGCAGTTCCCCAACCCCGTGTTCATCGACACCGAGGGCGGCACCGAGGCCTACGACGTGGCCCGCTTGCCGCGCCCCATGAGCTGGACGGCGCTCAAGGACCTGCTGCGCGAGGTGGCCGCCGAGCGCCCCTGCGGCACGCTGGTGCTGGACACCGCCGACTGGGCCGAGCGCCTGCTGTGCGACGAGCTGTGCGCGAAGAACCGCTGGGCGAGCATGGAGACGCTGGCCTACGGCAAGGCGTGGCAGTTCGCGCTGGAGGAGTTCGGGCGAATGCTCGACCTTCTCACCGACGTGCGCGACGCGGGCATGAACGTGGTGGTGACGGCGCACGCCGCCGTGGCCAAGTTCGACAAGCCAGACGAGTCCGCCAGCTACGACCGCTGGACCATGAAGCTGTACAAGAAGGACGCCGCGCTGCTGAAGGAGTGGGCCGACGCGCTTCTGTTCCTGAACTACAAGACCATCGTGGAGGTGGTCGGCGAGGGCTTCTCCGCCAAGGGCAAGGCTCGCGGCGCGAAGCGCACGATCTTCGCCACGCACCAGGCCGCGTGGGACGGCAAGAACCGCTGGGGCCTGCCCGACGAGGTGCCGCTGTCCTACGAGCCGATAGCGCCGCACGTGCCCTGCCCGGGGCCGGACCCGCGCGTGCCCGCCCCGCAGCCCGAGCCGCCCGCCGGGCAGCCGCAGCCGCAGCAGGCACAGGCGCCCGCCCAGCAGGCGCCCGGCGACGCGGCGGGGACCATGCGCGCCGGGGGGCTGCCCGAGCAGTGGGCCCCGGCCGCGCAGCTGATGGAGCGCGACGGCGTGACCCTGGGCGAGGTGCTGAACTTCGCGGCGCTGCAGGGCCACTTCACGCCCGACACGCCGGCGGAGAACTACCCGCCCGAGTACGTGGGCGGCTTCATCGTGCCGAACTGGGAGCAGGTCAAGGCCAAGGTGGCCGAGTACCGCGCAGGCGAGGACATCCCCTTCTAACAGCAGAAAGCAGAAAGGAACGAAGACATGACCGTATACCAAGGCAACGACGTCGCCTTCGACTGGGACGTGACCGAGGGCGACCTGGACGAGGGGCCGCGCTTCCGCACCCTGGAGCCGGGCTACTACCCCTTCACCGTGCAGAAGCTGGAGCGCACGCGCTACGACGGCAGCGCCAAGATCCCGCCCTGCCCCATGGCGAAGGTGACGCTGAGGGTGCAGGACGCAGACGGCACCGAGGCGCTGACCAGCTGCCGCCTGTTCCTGGTGCAGTCGATGATGTGGAAGGTGACCCGCTTCATGGCCGCCGTGGGCCAGGGCAAGGACGCCAACGGCAAGACCGTCATCAACTGGGGCGACGTGGAGGGGCGCAACGGGTGGCTGAGGCTGTCCAAGCGCTCGTACCGCACGAGCGACGGCCAGGAGCGCGAGGCCAACGACGTGGACGAGTTCTGCCTGCCCGACGAGCAGCAGCGCGCCTACGAGGCGTACGAGAAGGCCTGCGACGCGATGGCGCCCCAGCAGCAGGCCCAGCAGCCCGCGTACGGGGCGCAAGGCGCCCAGGCGGCCAGCTATGCCGCCCAGCCCGCGTACGCCCCGCAGAACGGCGCTGCAGCGCCGCAGGCGGGCTACCAGCAGGCCGCGATGCCGGGGATGCCCGCCCCGCAGCCGCAGCAGGGTGCCCAGCACCCCGGCTGGGGCATCCAGTAGGCCATGGAGCTGAGGCCCTACCAGCAGGAGGCGCGGGCCGCCGTCGAGGCCGAGTGGGAGGGCGGGCGGCGGCTCACGCTGCTCGTCCTGCCCACCGGCTGCGGCAAGACCGTGGTCTTCTGCAACGTGGCCAAGGACGTGGTTGACGCGGGCGGGCGCGTCCTCATCCTGGCCCACCGAGGCGAGCTGCTGCAGCAGGCCGCCGACAAGCTCAAGGCGGCCACCGGCCTGGGGTGCGCCGTGGAGAAGGCGGAGGAGACCAGCCTGGGCAGCTGGTGCCGCGTGACCGTGGGCAGCGTGCAGACGCTGATGCGCCCGGCGCGCCTGGCGAAGTTCCCCGCCGACTGGTACCAGGCCATCGTGGTGGACGAGGCGCACCACGCGCTGTCCGACAGCTACCGCGCGGTGCTCGACCACTTCCCGGACGCCAAGGTGCTGGGCGTGACCGCCACCGCCGACCGCGGGGACAGGCGCGATTTGGGCCAGCTGTTCGAGAGCGTGGCCTACGAGTACACGCTGCCCCGCGCCATCCGCGAGGGCTACCTGTGCCCCATCCGGGCGCAGACCGTGCCGCTGAGCATCGACCTGGGCGGCGTGAAGGTGAGCGCGGGCGACTTCAGCGCGCCCGACCTGGGCACGGCGCTGGACCCCTACCTGGGACGCATCGCCGACGAGATGCTGGCGGCGGGGTGCATGGATCGCAAGACGGTGGTGTTCCTGCCGCTGGTGGCCACGTCCAAGAAGTTCGCCGAGATGCTGGCCGCCAAGGGATTCGACGCCATGGAGGTGGACGGCGAGAGCCCCGACCGCGCCGAGGTGTTGGCGCGCTTCGAGCAGGCGGGGCCGGGCGCGGCGCTGTGCAACTCCATGCTGCTCACCGAGGGCTGGGACTGCCCGAGCGTGGACTGCGTGGTGGTGCTGAGGCCCACCAAGGTGCGCAGCCTGTACGTGCAGATGGTCGGGCGCGGCACGCGCCTGTCCCCCGAGACGGGCAAGGAGGACCTGCTGGTGCTGGACTTCCTGTGGATGACCCAGCGCCACGACCTGTGCAGGCCCGCGCACCTGGTGGCCAAGACCCCCGAGGTGGCCGCCCGCATGACCGAGCTGGCCGAGGGCGCGCCGGCGGGCGTGGACGTGCTGGAGTGCGAGCAGGCCGCCAGCGCCGACGTGGTGCGCCAGCGCGAGGAGAGCCTGGCGCGCGAGCTGGCGGCCATGCGCGGGCGCAAGCGCAAGCTGGTGGACCCCGTGCAGTTCGAGATGAGCATCCAGGCCGAGGACCTGGCGGGCTGGGAGCCGGCCTTCCCCGCCGAGCTGGCGCCGCCGACCGACAAGCAGCTCAAGGCGCTTGAGAAGTACGGCATCTACCCCGACGAGGTGGGCTGCGCCGGCAAGGCGAGCCTGCTGCTCGAGCGCCTGGACAAGCGCCGCCGCGAGGGGCTGACCACGCCCAAGCAGATACGGTGCCTGGAGAGGTACGGCTTCCGCCACGTGGGCACGTGGCCCTTCGAGGCCGCCAGCAACATGATCAGCCGCATAGCGGCGCAGGGGTGGCGCGGCGTCCCCCGGGCCGTGAACCCCGAGACGTACGACCCGAGACTGGAGGGATGACATGGAAGGAGACAGCCTGCTGGAGCAGGACCTGGCGGGGCTTTTGGCGGCGGTGCCGGCCGCATCGTGCAGCTACGAGGAGTGGGTGCAGGTGGGCATGGCGCTGGCCGCCGAGGGCCTGCCCTGCGAGGAGTGGGACGCCTGGAGCGCCCAAGACGCCGCCCGCTACCACCCCGGCGAGTGCGCGCGCAAGTGGCGCAGCTTCCGGGGCGCGGGCGAGGGCCGCGTGAACGGCGGCACCCTCGTGCAGATGGCCATGGAGCGCGGCTACGAGCCGCCCCGCTACCAGGGCGAGGACGCCGCCGTGGGCTGGGACGTGACCGAGTGGGAGCTGGAGCCCAACGCCTGGCGCACCACCCGCCCGCAGCCGAAGCCGGAGCCCAAGCCGCAACACGCCGTCATCGACCCCACGTGGCTGGAGAGCGAGGAGCTGCGCGAGCCCGAGGGCGGCGAGTGGCACCCCGGCGAGCAGCTGATACGCTACCTGCGCGCGCTGTTCGACCCCGAGGACGTGGTGGGCTACGTGACCGAGGCCTTCGAGCGCGACGGGCGCTGGACGCCTTCCGGCAAGGGCTGCTGCAGCGAGACCGCCGGCGCCATCATCGAGCGCGTGGCCAAGCACGGCGACGACCTGGCCAGCTCCATAGGCCAGCCCAACGAGCAGGCGGGCGCGTGGATACGCTTCAACCCGCTGGACGGCGGCGGCGTGCGCAACGACAACGTGGCCGAGTTCCGCTACGCGCTGGTGGAGTCCGACGAGATGGCCCCGGGGCGGCAGATGGCCGCCATGCGCGCCCTGAACCTGCCCATCGCGGCGGTGGTGCACAGCGGCAACAAGTCCGTGCACGCCATCGTGCGCGTGGACGCGGGCAGCTACGACGAGTACCGCAAGCGCGTGGACTTCCTGTACCAGGCCTGCCGCGAGAACGGCCTGAAGATAGACACGCAGAACAAGAACCCCTCCCGCCTGAGCCGCATGCCGGGCGTCATGCGCGCCGGGCGCAAGCAGTGGATGGTGGCCGGGGCCATGGGCGCCGAGAGCTGGAAGGCGTGGCGCGAGTGGCTGGACGAGCAGAACGACGACCTGCCCGAGCCCGAGACCCTGGCCGACACCTGGGAGGACATGCCGGAGCTTGCCCCGCCGCTCATCGAGGGGGTGCTGCGCCAGGGGCACAAGATGCTCCTGGCCGGGCCGTCCAAGGCCGGCAAGTCCTTCGCGCTCATCGCGCTGACCGTGGCCATAGCCGAGGGACTGCCGTGGTTCGGCTGGCGCTGCGCCCAGGGCCCGGTGATGTACGTGAACCTGGAGCTCGACCGCGCGTCGTGCCTGCACCGCTTCCGCGACGTGTACGCCGCCATGGGGGCGCGCCCGGACAACCTGCGCAACGTGGCCATCTGGAACCTCCGCGGCAAATCCAAGCCCATGGACCAGCTGGCGCCGGCGCTCATACGCCGCGCCGCGCGCGAGCGCCCATGCGCCGTCATCATCGACCCCATCTACAAGGTCATCACCGGCGACGAGAACAGCGCCGACCAGATGGCGGCGTTCTGCAACCAGTTCGACAAGGTGGCCGACGGCCTGGGGTGCGCCGTGATCTACTGCCACCACCACTCCAAGGGCGCGCAGGGCGGCAAGCGCTCCATGGACCGCGCATCCGGCTCGGGCGTGTTCGCCCGCGACCCCGACGCGCTGCTGGACATGCTGGAGCTCCACGTGAGCGACGAGCTGCGGGCGCAGCTCGAGGCCCGCACGGTGGGCAGCTGGTGCGAGGGGTGGATGGACGCCAACGCCGGCGCACTGGGCGAGTGGCGCGGCGAGGTGGCCGAGGACGACCTGGCCGCCGGCGGGGACAAGCTCATGGCGGCCTGCCGCTCCATCGTGCAGGCGCGCGTGCCCGCGTGGACCAAGCCGTTTTTGGACGGCGTGGTGGAGGCCCGCCGCCGCGCGAAGGCCATGACGGCGTGGCGCGTGGAGGGCACGCTGCGCGAGTTCCCGCGCTTCGAGCCCGTGGACCTGCTGTTCGACTACCCCATGCACGCGGTGGACGCGGCGGGCCTGCTGGCCGACGCCAGCCCCGAGGGCGAGGAGCTGGGCCGCATGGACTACCGAGCCCAGGGCCGCGAGCGCAAGGCGAAAAACGACGCCAGGAAGCAGGAGGGGAAGCTGGCGGCGCTGCGCGAGGGCATGGCCGCGTGCGCCGAGGACGGCGTGGACGCCACCGTGGCCAACGTGGTGGAGCGCATGCCCGAGGTGAACGGCAAGCAGGTGAGCAAGGCCACCGTAAACCAGTGGATAGCGCCCAGCCGCAATGACTGGTGCCCGATAGTGAACGAGAAGGGCAAGGGCAACCAGCCCGGCGTGCTGCGCGACGCCGAGATGGAGGACGCTATGAACGGCTGGTAGGCGGCTTTTGCGTTGTGTTGTGTCTCTACCCTAAAGGGATAAGTGTAACAACACAGCAAAGCAGACAGCTGCATGTGTGGCGGGGCCGTGCGTGCGGGCTGAAGCCGCGCCCGCACTCGTGCGCGGTGGCCACGCCCCGCAACACAGAGCAACAGACGAAATACGAACGAACGAAGGAGAACGGACATGAGCAAGGCCAAGACCGAGACCGTGGAAGTGACCAAGGGGTTCCTGGAGTACAGGGAGTCCGAGCTGAGGAAGGCCAGGGAGCGGCTGCGCGCCGCGCGGGCCAAGCTGAGGGAGGCCGAGGAGGAGCGCAGGCGCTTAGACGAGCACGTGGAGCGCCTGCTGAGGGAGAACGCGCGCATGGACGCCGTGCTGCGCCGCAGGGCCGGCCGCAGGGTCGAGGATGACGCCAGCCCCGAGGCGACGAAGTTCGCGGCGGGCACGGTCAAGGACGCGCGCCTGAGCATCGAGACGGTCTACAAGGTGAGCCGCGAGCGCGCCCTGGCGCTCACGAAGCTGGACGAGTGCGAGATGTGGCTGGGGCGCTGCGAGCCCAAGGAGACGGCGGCGCCGACGCTCGAGGGCGCGGCCCAGGACGCCGCCATGCCGTGCCTGAAGGACGACGAGGCGCGCGGCTTCAAGCTGCCCGACGTGAGCGTGGAGGTCGACGCCGACGCAGTGGCCGAGAAAGCGGCGAAGAGCCTGCGCAACGCCATGGGGCAGGTCATGCGGATGGCGGTGAGGTAGCCATGGAGCAGCAGACGAGGACCAAGCGCCGCCCCAGCATCGAGGTGCGCTGCCCGGAGTGCGGCACGCGCGACGTGTGGCACCACCTGCCGAAGGGCGGAGACCGCTGCCGGTGGTGCGGACACATGTTCGAGGACTTCGCCTACCGCAAGGTAGGGCCGTGCGCGAAGGGAGGCGCGGAATGACGAACTGGGAGCGCTACTTCGGGACGCCGGAGCGGGCCATGCGCATGGAGGTGCGCGTGATGACGTGCCCGCTGCTCATCGCGGTGAGCGAGCTCGACCCGCACACGCGGTGCGCGAAGCACTCGCGCCGCGTCGCCGAGTTCCCGCAGTGGGAGGAGTACGCGGCGTGGCTGCATGCCGAGCACGACGACGGAACCATCAGGTGGGAGGAGGACCGATGAGGGACGTCAACTGGGGCTGCCTGCTGTTCATAGCGGCGTGCATCGCCGTCGACGTGGCCGCCCTGTTCGCGCTGCGCTCGCTCGCGGCGTGGCTGGCGATGGTGGCGGGCTTCGCGGCCGTGGGCTAGCTAGGCGACACGGCGGGCAACATAGGGGGCACCGCGCGGGATGATGCGGCCGCGCGGGAATCCTCCTTTTCGGGCTGGGCCGTCCTTCGGGGCGGCCCTTCCGCGTCTTCGGGGGCGACACGCGCGGCACCATGCGTTGCCATGGGAAGCATCAAGCAGGACATAACGCCGGCGCAGGAGCGCTACTGCCAGGAGAGGGCCAAGGGCGCCACGCAGCGCCAGGCCTACCTGCGCGCGTTCCCGGGCAGCCAGAAGTGGAAGCCCGAGACCGTGGACAAGCGCGCCTGCGAGCTGGAGGCCAAGCGGAAGGTAGCGGGTAGGCTCAAGGAGCTGCAGAAGGCCGCGGCCGCCGTGGCCGTGGTCACGCGCGCCGAGATCGTGAGCGCCCAGGCCATGCTGCTGCGCAAGGGCATGGCCGCCGTGCAGGGCGGCACGCTGGCCGACAAGGAGATGGCGCCGGCCGTGAAGGCGCTGGCCGACGCGAGCGACCGCCTGATGGCGTGGCTGCCCGAGGACGAGCCGGAGGAGCGCCCGCAGTTCGTGCGGGACTTCGCGCTGCTCATCGGCGAGCGCTTCCTGAAACCGCACCGCATGATAGCGAACGGGTTCCGCGGCGATATCTGGCTGGCGGGCGGGCGCGGCTCGTGCAAGTCCTCGTTCTGCTCGCTGGAGGTCGTCAACCACATCGAGCGCAACCCCGACCAGCACGCCGTGGTGCTCATGAAGCGCAAGGCGGACCTGCGCGACGCGGCCTACGCCCAGGTGGTGTGGGCCATCCGCGCGCTGGGGCTTGAGGACCAGTACGACATGCCCGAGTCCACGCTGCGCATCACCAAGAAGGCCACGGGCCAGAAGATCATCTTCCGCGGCTGCGACAACGCCAACAAGATCAAGTCGATAAAGGTGCCGTTCGGCTACGTGGGCATCACGTGGTTCGAGGAGGCCGACCAGTTCCGCGGCATGGCCGAGGTGCGCAAGGTCACCCAGTCGCTGACGCGCGGCGGAGCGGACTGCGTGCGCCTGTACTCGTTCAACCCGCCGCGCTCGGCGCGCTGCTGGGTCAACGCCGAGATGGAGCGCCGCGAGGCCGAGGGCCTGCCGGTATTCCGCTCTACGTACCTGGACGTGCCGCCCGAGTGGCTTGGCCCGCAGTTCATAGCGGACGCCGAGGAGCTGAAGCGCACCGACGAGCGCGCCTACCGCCACGAGTACCTGGGCGAGCCGGTGGGCATCGGCACCGAGGTGTTCGACAACGTGGTGTTCCGCGCCATCACCGACGAGGAGGTGGCGCAGTTCGAGCGCCTGCGCTTCGGCCAGGACTTCGGCTGGTACCCCGACCCGTGGGCGATAACGGGCAGCGAGTGGAGGCCCGGCCAGCGCGAGCTGCTGACCTTCTGCGAGGACTCCGCCAACAAGCTGCCGCCGGACGGCCAGGCCGAGCGCGTCAAGGCGCTGCTCACGTGGAGCGACGAGGAGGGCCGCGAGCCCGAGTACCACCACCTGCCCGTGCTGAGCGACGACGCCGACCCAACGGCCATCGCGGTGCAGCGCGACCACGGCGTGAACGCCCGCGCGGCGGGCAAGGGCAAGCCGGGCCGCATGGCCAGCTACCGCTTCCTGCAGAGCCTGGCGGCGTGGGTCATCGACCCCGCGCGCTGCCCGCAGCTGGCGGCCGAGGTGCGCGCCATGGAGTACGCCACCACGCCCGACGGCGAGGTGCTCAACGAGATACCCGACGGGAACGACCACCGAGTGGACGCCACCCGCTACGCGACGATGGAAGAGGCGCGCCGTGCGCGCGGATACAGGAAGGCGGCATAAATGGCCAGGGGCGAGACCTATGAGGAGTTCGTGGACAAGTTCAAGCCGAAGAAGACCACCGACGACTGCTACACCCCCCCAGCCGGTGTACGAGGCCGTGAAGGGCTGGGCGTGCCGGGAGTACGGCATCGACCCGGGCGCGGTCGTGCGGCCCTTCTGGCCGGGCGGGGACTACGAGCGCTTCGAGTACCCCGAGGGCTGCGCGGTCATCGACAACCCGCCGTTCTCGATGCTGTCCGCCATCTGCCGGTTCTACCTGGGGCGCGGCACGCCGTTCTTCCTGTTCGCCCCGAGCCTGACGTGCCTGGGCGGCGCGGACGTGTGCCTGCGCATGAACCACCTGGTGACGGACTGCGCCATCGTGTACGCCAACGGCGCGGAGGTGCGCACGTCGTTCGTGACCAACATGGGCGACCCCGACACGGTGCTGCAGAGCGCGCCCGGGCTGACCCGCGCGGTGAACGCCGCCGTGGAGTCGTGCCGAGAGCGCCGCAGCATGCCCAAGTACGCCTACCCCTACGAGGTGGTGACCGCCGCCATGGTGCAGCGCTACAGCAAGTACGGCGTGGAGTACCGCGTGCGGCGCGGCGAGTGCCGCCGCGTGTCGGCGCTGGACATGCAGCGCGAGGCGGGCAAGGCGATATTCGGCGGCGGGCTCCTGCTGGGCGAACGAGCCGCAGCAGAACGAGCCGCAGCAGAACGAGCCGCAGCAGAACGAGCCGCAGCAGAACGAGCCGCAGCAGAACGAGCCGCAGCAGAACGAGCCGCAGCAGAACGATGGAGCCTGAGCGAGCGCGAGCGCGCCATCGTCGCCGGGCTGCGGGGATAGGAGCAAGGAATGGCCACCGACGAGTTCAGCGTGCCGGCGCACGTGACAAAGAAGCTGAAGGAGCTGGGCTACGCCCTGGACACCTCCATGGACGCCTACATCAAGGCCTGGTACGGCTGGTACTGCGGCAGCGATGACTGGTACAAGGAGAGCTACACCGGCATGCAGGGGGAGAGCTGCAAGCGCGACCGCATGAGCATCAGGCCCGCCAAGCGCGTGGCAGCCGAGTGGGCCAGCCTGCTGGTGACCGACGACACCGAGGTGAGCGTGGAGGGCGCGCAGGCCAACGAGTGGCTGCAGGACTGGCTCGACCGCGCGAACTTCTGGCCCACGGGGCAGCTGATCGTGGAGAAGGCCTTCGCCATGGGGACGGCGGCCTGGGCGCTGTGGTTCGACGTGCGCGACGACGGCGCGGCCGTCAAGGTGCGCCGCTACGACGCCCGCATGGTGCGCCCGCTGTCCTGGGACGAGGAGGGCGTGAGCGAGTGCGCGTTCGTGACCCGCGCGACCGTCAAGGGCAGGCGGGCCGACCAGCTTCAGGTGCACGCCTGGGACCCCGAGACGGGCAGCTACCACATCCGCACGTACCTTTTCAAAAACGGCCAGCAGCTCGATGCCGACGAGAACGGCATCCTGGAGGACTTCGACACGCAGCAGGCCTGCCCCACGTTCGGCATCGTGAGGCCCGCGCTGGAGAACACGTACGTGGACCTGTCCCCTTACGGCCAGAGCGTGTTCGCCGATGCGGTTGACGCCGTGAAGGCGGTGGACCTGGCCTACGACTCCATGTTCCAGGAGGTGGAGCTGACCGCCGCCAAGGTGTTCGTGGACGAGTCGATGGTGGACGTGCGCAGCGAGAACGGCAAGGTGGTGCCCATGCCGAAGGTGGAGGGCCGCCTGTTCCGCAGGATGGTGGGCCGCGACGTCACCAAAGACCTCATCGACATCTACAGCCCGAACATCCGCATCGAGCCGCTGCGCTCCGCGTTCGACGTGGCGCTGGCCGAGCTGGGCGAGCTGTGCGGCTTCGGCCAGCAGTACTTCGCGCTGGACCGCACGGGCGGCCTGAAGACGGCCACCGAGGTGACCGCCGACAACTCCGCGCTGATGCGCAACGTCCGCAAGCACGAGAACGTGCTGCGCGGCGCTATCCAGCGCGTGGTGACGAGCCTGCTCAACTGCGCCCGCATCCACTGCGGCGCGCCCATCGAGGAGGACTTCGGCGCGGTGAGCGTGCAGTTCGACGACTCGGTCATCACGGACACGCAGACCGAGAAGACCACCATGATGGCCGAGATAGCGGCGGGCGTGCTGCCGAAGTGGCGCTACGCCGTGGAGTTCTACGGCATGAGCCCCGAGGAGGCGCAGGCGGCGCTGCCCGCCGAGCAGGTGCTGGACGTGGGGTTCTAGAATGCTGAGCCCCGAGTACCTGGACCAGGCCGGCGAGAAGGTGGCCAGCGTCTACCGCCAGATAGAGGCCGACATGCTGGCGTACCTGGCGCGCCGCATGGTGGAGGGAGACATAGCCGACCAGCGCAGCCTGACCGCCCTGGAGCTGCTGGCGCAGTCCAGCGCCTCCAAGCTGATGGAGATCATCGGCGAGCGCGAGGCCGACATATCGCGCGCCGTGAGGCTCGAGGTGACCGACGCCATCAAGCGGTGCAGCGCGGACGACCTGCGCCGCATCAGGCAGGGCCTGGGCGTGGACCTTGAGGCCGCGACCACCCGCCAGGCGGCGCTCACCATCGGCGGCGTGGCCCGCATCCTGGCCCGCGACAACATCGACATGGCCGAGGGCGCGCGCCGCGCGTTCCTGGACGCCAGCACGTGGGCCGTGATGCAGGTGAACAGCGGGGCCATGACCACCGAGCGCGCGCTGCACATGGCGGTGCGCAGGCTCGAGCGCGACGGCATCACCGTGGTGCAGTACCGCAACGCCGCCACCGGCGCGCAGACCGTGGCCAACAAGGTGGACGTGGCCGTGCGCCGCCACATCCGCACGCAGATACTGCAGGACGGCATGGCCATGACCGAGGGCATCATGGACCAGGCGGGCGTGCAGCTGGTGGAGGTCTCCAGCCACGGCGGCAGCCGCCCGAGCCACGCCAAGTGGGAGGGCCGCGTCTACAGCCGCCACGGTGACCAGGTGATCGACGGAGTGCTGTACCGCGACTTCAAGACGGCGTGCAACTGGGGCGACGTGGCGGACGGCATCGGCGGCGCGAACTGCCGCCACAGCTACAGCGCGTGGTTCCCCGGCATGAAGCGCCTGTACGAGCCGGACCCGCCCCACCCCAGCGGCCTGGACAACGCCGAGGTGTACGAGCTGACGCAGAGGCAGCGCGCGGGCGAGCGCGAGATACGCGCGACCAAGCGCGAACTGGCGGGCGCGCAGATGCTGTACGAGAAGAGCGGCGGCCTGTCCGACCGCGCCGAGGTATCGCGCCTGCAGATACGCCTGCGAGACCAGCAGGCGCGCATGCGGCAGCTGGTGGCCGGGAACCCCAAGGTGCTGCAGCGCAGCCCGCGGCGCGAGTGGGCCGGGGACATGCCGAAGGTGACGCTGCCCGTGAAGGCGAGCGGGCGCAAGCTGGACGATCTGCTCAAGGAGCGCAGCGACGCCATCAAGGCCAAGGGGCTGAGCGTTTCGGAGGTGCGCGGCGGAATTATGGCCAAGCTCAAGGAGCAGGACATGACCGCCAAGGACTTCGCGCAGCTGGCGCGCAAGGAGCAGAACGGCATGCTCGACAACGCGACGAAGCAGTCTGGCGCGCTCAACAATAAGAACGACCCGGACTACGAGCGCAGGAACGCGCACGCCGTGAGCTACTACGAGGAGCTGAGGAACCGGGACCGCGGCACCATCGCAAGGAAGATAGCCAGGGAATCAAGCATCGACGAGAAGACGGCGCGCAAGGCATTCGAGCACCTGTTCGTGGAGGAGCACGACCTGGAAGACGGGCACCGCCGATTCTGGGAGGACTATCACATAGCCCAGTCGGTCCAGCGCCTCCTGCTAGGCGAAGGCGTGCAGGAACACGACCGCATCCTTTTCAAGCATGAGGCGCTTGAGGCTGAGTACATGGCGCAGGGCATGGCGCAGGGCGCAGCCCACGACGCGGCGAATCTGCGGTACAATTACGCCGAAGCGCTGAAACAATGGCGAGAAGAGAACGGGGTGGATTAAGTGCTCAAATTCGAGAAGATAAGCGATGACGGCAACGTGGCGACCTATGCCTACCACCCCGGTGGCTCCGGTGCTCCAGGAACGGCTACCTACGACCGCGCGAGCAGCAAGGCAACACTGGTAGAAAAATCACCCGACGAAGATGGAATGAGCGCCGGGCAGATGATGGCATGCCTGCGAAGAATGGCATCGGCCGGAGACTTCAAGCAGAGCGGCACCGTAGCCTGGTACTAGCCACAAAACAACCGAACAGAACCGAACGCGAAGCCGTCCCGATGGGGCGGCTTTTCTCATGCCCGGAAACCGCAGGCGACACGTGCCCGACCATCCAACCATCGCGAGGGGCGGCGGCAACGGCCCCGTGCGCGGCAGCGGCGGCAACAGCTGCATGCGACCGAAGCGCGCAGTGAAGCGCGGCAACCAAACACCGGGAAGGACGGTACGGACATGGCAGACCAGCAAGACCCCAAGGACCCCGAGGGCACCGAGGGCGGCGCCAACACCGAGGGCAACGCCCAGGGAGACCCGAAGCCCAAGGACCCCGAGGGCAACGGCACCAGCCCCGAGGGCGCGGGCGAAGGCGGCGGCGAGGGCGGCAAGCCCGGCGCGACCGTCAACCGCCACAAGTATGAGCGCGACCTTGAGGCCAAGGACAAGGAAATCGAGGAGCTGAAGGCACAGATCGCCGAGGCCGCGAAGACCAAGGAGGGCCGCGAGGAGCTGGAGAAGAAGATGGACGACCTCAAGGCGCAGATGGCGTCGGAGAAGGTCGGCTATCAGCTGGAGCTGGCGGGCTGCGTTAACGTCAAGGCGGCCAAGGCGCTGCTCGACGACTACGACGGCAACGTGGCCAAGCTCAAGGAGGCGTGCCCGTACCTGTTCGGCAAGGAGAAGCACACTGGCACCACGGGCGTGAAGCCCAGCGGTGCGCCTAGCGGCGAAGCGAAGACCATCAGGGAAGCGCTCCGCCAGATTGGAGAAACGAAATGATCACACTAGCAGACCTCGCCCAGAACACCCAGGACAAGATCGTCCAGGGCTTCATCAACGAGACCATCACCGACAGCTACCTGCTGGGCGCCATGCCGTTCGACGACTGCCTGACCAACTCGGGGACGTCCGACCTTGTGTATGGCTACAAGCGAGTGCTCACCCCGATGACCGCGGAGTTCCGCGCCATCAACACCGAGCCCGCCGTGTCCGAGGTCAAGACCAAGCGCGTCACCACCAAGGTGGGCATCCTGTCTAACTCGTGGTCCATGGACCGCGTGGCGAAAGACGCGGCCAGCGACTTGTACCAGCTGCACCTTGAGGAGTCCAAGAACTCCATCATCCGCAAGTTCAACGCCACCATCATCAACGGCGACACCACGAAGGAAGCGGAGGGTTTCGACGGATTGGCCAAGGCCATCAAGAACAGTTCTACGGAATTCACCTCTTCCGTGGACCTCACGAACATCACCAAGGAGTCAGCGCTGGCGTTCGCAGAAGAGATGGACACCATGTTCTCGGCGTTGACGCGCGACCCCGACGCGCTGCTCGTCTCCCCGGCCATGAAGGTCAAGATTAACGCCATCTGCCGCATCCTGGGCCTTGCGACCACAACTGCAGACACCGCGGGCAAGCGCGTCTCGGCGTGGAACGGCGTCCGCATCGAGGAGCTGCGCGACGGCGCGCTGACCACCAACGACGTATACGCGGTCTGCTTCGGCATGAGCGAGTTCCACGGCATCACGCTGAAGGGCGGCAACGCCATCGACGTGCATCTGCCCAACTGGAACGAGCCTGGTGCCGTCAAGAAGGGCGACGCCGAGTTCGTGTGCGGCTGCGCGCTAAAGGCCACGAAGGCCGCCGGCGTGCTGCATCCGAAGGCAGCGTAGCCATGCTGCCCGAGGTAGGCAGCGCGGACTACAAGGGGGCGCATACCTGGGACGAGGTGTGCGCCCATCTCCCCGCCGCCGTGGCCGCCGTGCGCGAAGTCATGGGGTTCAACGTCCCCGAGGGCGCGGAGCAGGTGGCGGCGTACAAGGCCGCCGTGTGCGCCGCGCTGGACGTGGACGCGGCCTACGGCTTCTCGGGCGGCGTGGCCGAGAGCCTGCAGTCCATGACCGTGGGCAGCTTCAGCGTCACGCTGGGGCAGCAGGACGGGCAGAGCGCCTACGAGCAGGACGTGCAGCGGGCCATCCGCCGCGAGCTTTCGGGCACGGGGCTGCTGTGCCAGCGGCTGGGGTGATGCGCCGATGATGCAGATACCCAAGCGCCTGCTGCGTGACCGCATGGTGGTGCTGCTGCCCGACCCCGAGGCCGACTACGCGGGCGAGTACGCCGAGCGCCGCGAGGTGCGCGGGGTGCTGTTCCAGGGCAAAGCCCAGCTGGGGCGCTCCTCGTGGTCCCTGGCGGACGGCGCGAGCGGGCGCGTGTACATGGACGCCCAGAACAGCCGGGGCGCGTTCGCGCCGCCCGTGGGCGCGCGCGTGGAGGTGAGCGGCCCGGGGATACCGGGCACGCTGGCCATGGAGGTCAAGGCCTGCGCTCCGTACTGCGGCCTGCGCGGGCTGCACCACTGGGAGGTGGACGTGGGATGAGCAAGCCGAGGATAACCGTGGACCTGTCGGGCATCGAGGCCAAGCTGTCACCCGAGGCCATGCGCGCCAAGCAGGCCGTTTTCGCCCAGCGCGTGGGCAGCGACATGAACGAGCGCTGCCCCGTGGACGAGGGCACGCTGCGCGACTCCATGCCGGAGAACAGCGACTTCGAGAAGGGGCAGATCGTGTGGAACACGCCCTACGCCAAGCGCGTGCTGAACGCCGACGGCGTGCGCACCGTGAAGAACCCGAGGGCCTGCCCGCAATGGCCCGAGGCCGTCAAGGCCGAGCGCCTGGGCGAGTGGCAGAAGATGGCAGGCGCGCTCGTGGCCGGGGCCACCGGCAGCGTGGGGGGTGCGGGCTGATGGGCGTTGCGAGCATCGACTTCTGCGACGTGCTGGCCGCGCGGCTACGCGATGCGGGATACGAGGACGCCCGCGTGCGCCGCCTGGAGAACGTGAGCCGGGGCGGCATCGCCGTGCGCCGCATGCCGTCTACCGCGGCGGGCGAGTACTACGGCGGCGGGCGCTCCGTGTCCTACGTGGCCCAGGTGGTCGTGGCGCGGGAGAGCGAGGCGCGGGCCATCGACGAGTGCTGCGCAATCGCGGGCATGCTGCGCGACCTCGACCTGCGCAGCGCCAACGGCTCCTACGGGCTGTCAGCCGCCCGCGTGTACACCGAGCCGCAGGAGCTATACCAGGGGGCCGTCACCGCCTGGGAGTTCCGCATTCAGGCAGACATAACCGTTCGATAGGAAGGAACGAGAACATGGCAGACGAGACCCTCGACTTCGCGCCGAACTACGCGCACACGTTCGAGATCAACACCACGCCGGACTCCGACAAGAAGACCTGGGCCAGCACCCTGGTGGGCATCACCAACGTGGTGCCGGCAAACGAGGAGACCGTGAGCGAAGACGCCTACTACAACGACCTGGGAGACACGGACAGCTCCGTGGACGCCGTGAAGGTGAGCCTCGCGTTCACCGGCCACCGCAAGTACGGCGACCCCGCGCAGGACTTCATCCAGTCCCGCGCGCTGATGACCAAGAAGAAGCGCAAGACCGACTACCGATGGACCCAGCCGGACGGCACGCTCCTTGAAGGCGTGCTGACCATGGCCGACCTGGTGCCCGGCTCCGCGATGGGCGACGCCAACAGCAAGGGCGACTTCACGTGGACCGCGAAGCTGAACACCATCGCCGAGACGCCCGCCGCGAACGAGGCCATGCCCACCGGCGTGACCGTCTCCGAGGTCAACGTGACCACGAAGGCCCCGAAGCAGGCCGTGGCCTCCGTGCAGCCGCAGGGCTGCAACCAGAAGTGCCACTTCGCGGTGCAGGACGACACCATCGCCACGGTATCGCCGGACGGCATGGTGACCGGCCTCAAGGAAGGGAAGACCAAGCTCACCGTGAAGGCGGCGGCGTGCCCGTCGGTCATGCAGACCGTGGAGGTGACCGTCACCGCAGGCTAGCCGCAGGCGACACAGGCGGGAACATCCCACGACGTGGGGCAGGGACAACGTGAGCCGTCCCTGCCCCTTTTCTTTTGCCAAGGCTCACGGGATAGGAAGGCTCACGTCATGGCAGAACTGATCAGAATCAACCGCGCGGTGGAGACCATCGAGGTGCGCGACGAGAACGGCGATGTGGCGTGCTCGTGGAAGGTGCGCACCGACGACGAGAGCCTGGAGCGCACGCTGCGCATGGTGAGCGGAGCCATGGACCGCTTCGCCGCGCTCAACGCCGAGATGGCGCAGGCCGAGACCGACGAGGAGCGCCAGAAGGCCGCCGAGACCATGGCGCGGCTGTTCAAGCGCACCATCACGGCCATCATCGGCGAGCAGGGCTGGCACGACGTGCTGGCCTACATCGGCGACGGCGAGGAGTGCGACCCAGCCGCCAACATCGCCAACCTGGGCGAGGTGTTCGCCGCGCTCACCACGTGGCTGTGGAACCACTGCAGCTCCAAGCAGCTGCGCGAGGCGGGCGTGTACTTCACAGCCGAGAAAGCCAAGCTGCCCATGAACCGCAAGCAGCGCCGCGCCAAGAAGAAGGGCGGCAAGTAGTGGACGCCGCCAGCCTGACCGCCCCGAGGGTGCGGCTTGAGGGCGGCGGCACCGCGCTGCGCTTCCCGTGGAACGGCGAGGAGGTGCTGGTGCGCGACGACAGCCTTACCGCCCTGCAGGTGGCGGCCATCTTCGCGGACGAGGGGATGGCCGAGGCCGAAAAGCCCCGCGAGGTCATCCCCCGTCTGTTCGCGGACCCCGACGCGGCCTTCACGGCATGCGACTACAGCTGGCCCGAGTTCGGGCGGCTGATACAGGCCGCCGTGAACCAGGTGTACGGCATCGACAACTCGGGAGGGCCGAAGCGCCCGCCGCTGTGGGACCCCGAGGAGGACGCCGCCTGCATACGCGCCAGCCTGCGCATGGCCTACGGGCTCGACTGGGACGAGAAGGCACCCAGCCTGCCCTGGGCCGAGTTCGTGGCGCTGGTGTGGTCCCTCCCGCGCGACACGCCCATGGGCGCGCGCATCTACTACCGCAACAACGACAACCGCCCGAAGCGGGCGAAGAACAACGCGAACAAGGCGGAGATGGAGGAGTTCGACCGCCTGCACCGCGCCTTCGCGCTCAAGAACAACAAGAGAACAGGCTCACACGACAGCGCGGAAGCGTCCAACCAGGCCATGAACGACCTGGCGCGGGCGCTCCACGCCAAGATGGGGTGAGCTGAATGGCCGACGGCCGCGTGATCATCGAGGCCATCCTCGATACCGTCAACGTACAGAAGAACGTAAAGAACCTGGGCAAGCAGCTGGACGGCATCAGCTGGAAGAACATCGCCGCCGGCGACGAGAAGGCCCAGGCGCTGGCCGGCGCGTTCAAGGGCGCGGGCGTGGCGTGCACCGCGAGCCTCACCACGCCCATCGTGGCGGCGGGGCGCGCGGCGTTCTCGGTGGCGTCCGACTACGAGAGCGCCACCAGCCGCATCCAAGCGGCCTTCGGCGTCACGCGGGCCGAGGCCGAGCGCTTCAGCGGCATAGGCAAGACCATCTACGAGAACGGCTGGGGCGCCAGCCTGGACGAGGTGAACGACGCCCTCATCCAATGCAAGTCCACCCTGCGCGACGTGTCGGACGAGGACCTGGGCACGGTCACCACCAACGCCCTCATGCTGTCGCAGACGTTCGGCGCGGACGTCAACGAGTCCATCCGCGGCGTGAACGCGCTCATGGAGGGATTCGGGTTGACCGCCGACGAGGCAACCGACCTCATGACGGCGGGCATGCAGCGCGGCCTGAACTACACCGACGAGCTGGGCGACAACCTGTCAGAGTACTCGGTGCGCTGGGGCGAGGCCGGCATGAGCGCCAGCGAGTACTTCAGCCTGCTTGAGGCGGGCACCTCCAACGGCGCGTACAACCTCGACAAGGTGGGCGACTACCTCAACGAGTTCCTGACCGCGCTCAGCGACGGCCGCATGGAGGAGTCCATCGGCCAGTTCTCGGAGGGCACCCAGCAGGTCTTCGAGAACTTCAAGAGCGGCGGGGCCACCGCCGAGGATGTGCTGCAGGCCGTGCTCGGGGACCTCACGCAGATGCCCAACGAGTACGACAAGGCCGCGTTGGCCTCCACCCTGTGGTCCTCCCTGGGCGAGGACAACGCCATGGGCATGATCGAGAGCCTGGCGGGCGTGCAGGACAGCTTCGGCGACGTGGGCGGCGCGGCAGAGGACGCGGCGTCGGCCGCATCGGACAACTTCGAGACCAAGGCCATGACCGCCGTGCGCGACCTGCAGGGGGCCATCGAGCCTTTGGGCGGCGTGCTGCTCAATCTCATGGAGCCCGTCACCGAGGTGGCCGGCGCGTTCGCGCAGTGGCTGGGAGGCATGGACCCGCAGGCGCAGATGGCCGTGGTGGCCCTGCTGGGCATCGTGGCGGGCATCGGCCCCGTGCTCGTCGGCGTGGGCAACCTCGTGGGGTCCGTGAAGCAGATAGCGTCCACCTTCGAGACGGTGGGCAAGGTCGGCAGCTCCGCGCTGGACCTCATCACCAAGCACCCCATCATCGCGTTCATAACGCTCATCGTGGCCGCCGTGGTCACCCTGTGGAACACGAACGAGGACTTCCGCAACGCCGTCATGGCCATCTGGGACGCCATCGGGCGGGCCTTCAAGACCGCCGTGGACGTGGCCGGGCAGGTGGCGGACTCCATCGCGCAGTTCTTCACAGGTCTGGGCGAGACCCTGGGCGGCGTCTGGGACGGCATCGTGGCCGCTGTGGGCGCGGCAGTGGACGGCATCGCGCAGTTCTTCCAGGGCCTTGCCGAGACGGCGCAGGCCGTGTGGGACGGCATCTGCAACGCCGTGCAGGTGGCCGTGATGCTGCTGGGCTCCATCCTGAGCCTGGCCGTGGACGTGCTGCTCATCCCGTGGAACTTCATCTGGGAGAACTTCGGCGAGACGCTGACCGCCGCGTGGGAGACCATCTGCACGGCGGTGCAGGAGGCCATCACCGCGGTGCAGACGGTCATCACCACCGTGATGGACGCGGTGAGCGCGTGGTGGTCGGGCGTGTGGGAGGCCATCGGCGCGGTGGCGTCCGCCGTGTGGGAGGCCATCGTGGCCGCCGTCACCGCGTACATCGGATACGTGCAGACCATCATCAGCACGGTGCTGTCCATCATCCAGTCGGTGTGGTCCACCGTGTGGGGCACCGTGGGCTCCACGGCGTCGGCCATCTGGTCGGCCATAAGCGGCGCGGCCTCCGCGTTCATCTCCTCCGTGCTGTCCGTCATCCAGTCGGTGCTGTCCACCATCCAGGGCGTGTGGTCGGCCATCTGGTCGGCCGTGAGCTCCACGGCATCCAGCATCTGGAACGGCATCAAGTCGGCCATCGGCTCCGCCGTCAACGCCATCAGCTCCACCATCAGCAGCGTTTTCAGCGCGGTGAGCGGCACGGTATCGAGCATCTGGAACGGCATCGAGTCCACCATCACCGGGGCCATCGACGGCGCGAAGAACACCGTGAAGAGCGGCCTGGACGCCATCAGCGGGTTCTTCTCTGGCCTGAGCCTGTCCTTCCCGCACATCAGGCTGCCGCACTTCAGCATCTCGGGAGACTTCAGCCTGAACCCGCCGAGCGTGCCAAGCTTCGGCATCGAGTGGTACGCGAAGGGCGGCGTCTTCAACGGCGCGACCATCGCCGGCATCGGCGAGGCGGGCCCCGAGATGGCCCTGCCGCTCAACCCGCGCAGCATCGCCCCGTTCGCCAGGGAGATCGCGGGCTTCATGCCGCAGGGCGCGGGGCAGGTCGTGTACCAGTTCGGCGACATAAACGTGAACATGAGCGAGCTTCGCGACCTGGCCACGCTGGAGGACTTCGTGGACCTCGTGCTGCAGGCCAAGCGCGCGAACCCGACGAGAACGAGAGGATAGAGGAGCATGGCCAAGGGATTTTGGGGAAATGCGAGCGGCCCCGACGCGAAAATGTACGCCTACGTCGAGTTCCGAACCTCCGCGCAGGAGGAGGGCCGCGCATGGGTCCAGTACAAGCGGAGCTGCTACGTCGACAGCGGCAACTTCGGCGGCACCATCGTGGACACCTCGTGGGGCGGGCGCCTGCGGCTGTACGGCACGGGATGGTACGGCGACAGCGGGTGGCAGGACTACGGCTGGGTCGGCTACGGCGGCAGCGCGCACGTGAGCGCGTCCGTGTGGTACCTGGGCTGGTCCAACACCCACTACAACAGCTCCGTGGACGCATGGTACAGCCCGGACGTGCCGACGTGGAAGCCCAACAACGTCATGAGCCAGGTGGCAGTCCTCCGAAGCGACGGAACGGTGCTGGTGACGTGGCGCAGCAACACGACCGACGCGCGCCCATACGACGGCGTGTACGTCGACGTGTCCATAGACGACGGCGAGTACGAGCTGGCCGAGGACTGCGGCGGAGACGTCACGGCGTACACGTACCAGACTGAGCCGAACCGCCTGTACAAGTTCCGAGTGCTGCCGCACAACAGCGCGGGGAACGCCCCCGCGCACCAGTACACGAACGCAGTGGCAACGACGCCGAACGCACCGAAGTCCGCGAGCGTGGCGCGCGATTCCGACACGCAGAACACGCTGTCCATCGTGCCAGGAAGCCCATGCGCCGGTCTATACCTGGCGCACGACGTGCAGCGCCAGATGGACAGCGGCGCATGGTCGGACTTCGGCGCCATCGAAGCGGCGGGCAGCACGAAGGTGGACCGCTCGACGAGCGCGAACCATTCGTGGCGATACCGCGTGAGAAGCCGCAACGCCGCGGGCGCTTCAGCGTGGGTCGAGACCAGCACCGTCTACAACACCCCGTGCGCTCCGGGCAAGCCGAAGATGTCCCGCGTGTCCGACACCAAGGTGAAGGGCGCCTTCGAGAACGGGGCGAACACCGCAACGGGCACCGAGATAGAGCGAAGCCCGGACTTGGAAATGTGGACGGCGGTCCGCACCACGCAGGGCAAGGCGACTGACTTCGAGGACGACCCCGGCGGCGGCACGTGGTACTACCGCGCTCGCAATGTATGCGGAGACCTCGCGAGCGCATGGGTCGAGTCGGACGGCATCGTGACCATCTGCGCGCCCGCAGCCCCCACGATCACGTCGCCATCAAGCTCGCAGGTCATCCCGAAGACGCAGGCGAGCATAACGGTGGCGTGGCGCCACAACCCCATCGACGGCTCAGCGCAGACGGCCGCCCAGTGGCGATGGAGCACGGACGGCGGCGCGACGTGGCATGTGGCTGATGTGGACGGCGGCGCGTCCTCCGCCTCCTTGGACAACTCGTTCGCAGTCAACGCCAAGCTGACCGTGCAGGCCCGCACCAAGGGCGCCCATGCGGACTTCGGCCCGTGGTCGGTCGCCGTATCGACGTACGTGCGGCAGGTGCCGACCGTCACCATCGAGGAGCCGGGCAACGGCTTCACAATCGAGAACACGCCGGTGCACGTGCGCATCGCCTACAGCGACCCGAGCGGCGCCATGGCTGCGGGCACGCTGACGGTGAGGGACGCCGACGGCGCAGCCGTGTACTCGCGCGACCTCATGGGCGGACTGGAGTTCGACGTGCCGGCGGGCGAATGGCTGCCGAGCGACGGCGCGAGCTACGCGCTGGCAGTCACCGTGCGCTCCAGCTCCACGCTGCAAGGTTCCGCCTCGCGCTCCGTTTCGGTCAAGTACGTGCTGCCCAGCGTGGCCATCGCCGACGCCGTGCCCGACCCCGAGACGGGATACGTGGCGGTGACCGTGCGCGAGGGCCGCACGGACTCCGCCGTTGCCATGGAGTCGTGCAGCCTGTGGCGCAACGTGGACGGCGCGCGCACGCTGCTGGCCGAAGGCCTGGCGGACGGCTCCCGCGTGGTGGACCGCTACGCGCCGCTGAACACCGACTACAGCTACGAGACCGCCAGCTTCGCGGACTCGGGCGCAGTAAGCGGGGCCAGCTTCCCCGGGCGCTTCGAGTCGGCGCGCCTGTTCGTGTACTGGAGCGGCGGGGTGGCCAGCGGCATGTACAACGCCTCCGACAACTTCAGCGTGAAACCGTCGTTCGACACCTTCGAGATAGCGGGGCGCGGGCTGCCCGTGGCGGTGGCGCGCGAGTACGTGGAGGAGCCGCACGACGTCGCCGTGAAGCTGCGCAGCCGAGAGGAGGCCATGGCGTTCTACCGGGCCGTGCGCAGCTGCGAGCCGATGGTGTTCAAGACGCTGTACGGCTTCGTGTTCCACGGCATGGCCAGCGCGAAGTTCGAGCCGAGCCTGGGCGACGCCGAGGGCTCGTGGGAGGTATCGCTGGACGTGACGAGGATATGGGGCGAGGCGCTATGAGGTGGCACGGCAACAGGTTCGACGAGCGGTGGACCTTCCGCCGCGTGAAGTGGCCGGGCATGGAGGAGGCCGAGGACTACTGGCAGATCACGGGCGGCAAGTCCAGCGAGAGCCAGTTCAAGGACCTCAAGGCAACGGGCAGCATCGACTTCGAGGGGGCCGAGGTGCCCGACGACAACGACCCCGTGCGCGTGTACTACGGCTTCACCAACCAGTGGGGCGAGACGTGGGAGGGGCCGGTGCTCACGGGCTTCCTGGAGCTGAGCAAGACCGAGCGCAGCGGCGCGGGCGTGTCCGGCAGCGGCAGCGTCAGCGGCATGCTGTGCGTTGCCGCAGACACCGGCCCCGGCGCGCCGCTGACCGTCCCCGAGGGCACGGCGGCGGTGGAGGCGGCGGCGGGCTACCTGCGGGCGCTCGGGCTGGCGGTCAACGCCGCCCCGAGCGCCTACAGACTCGCGGGCGCGCACACCTTCGACGCGCAGGACACGTGGCTGGCCATCGCCAACTGGCTGCTGACCGCCGCGAACTTCGGCAGCGCCACCACAGACGCGTGGGGCACCGTGCAGATGCAGCCCTACGTGGAGCCGACCGAGCGCGAGCCGACCTGGACGTTCCGCGACGACGAGACCGCGTTCTTCTTCCCCAAGGTGACGACCTCCGACAACCGCGCGGACACGCCCAACGTGGTGCGCCTGTGGTACGAGGGCGACGCGGCGGGCCTCATGGCCGAGGCGCGCAACGACGACCCCCGAAGCCCCGCAGGCACCGTGCAGCGCGGCCGCGAGGTGCTGCTGTGCGAGACGGTCACCGAGCTGTCCGGCGACACGCCCGCGAAGATGCTGCAGGCGCTGGAGGAGCTGGCCGCCAAGCGTCTGGCCGACAACTCCACGCGCATCGAGTACGCGGAGGTGCAGTGCCTGTTCGTGCCAGCGCAGGTCGGCGAGTGCGGCCTGCTGGACTACACGAGGGCGGGCACGACGTTCACGGGCGGCATCACCGCCAAGGACGTGGACTTCGGACACGGCGGCGAGACCACCGTGACCATGCGCCGCCTCCTGCGGCCCGACTTCAAGACCACCACGAGCAGCAAGGCGGTGTGGACAGATGAGCAGTAGGGCGATGCTGGCCGACGAGCTGGCCGAGGCCCTGTGGCCAGACCAGGGCGGGCGCGAGCACCACACGCGCGCGCCCGTGGCCAAGGTAGACGGCGCGACCGCCTACGTGCGCCTGCGCGGGGCGGCCGAGCTCACGCCGTGCAGCATGCTGGCGGGGGCCGCCCCGAAGGCGGGCGATTTGGCGCTGGTGCTGGCCATGCCGTCTGGCTGCGTGGTGCTCGGGACCATCCAGAGATAGCAAGAGGGAGGAGAGCGAATGAGGGAGATCATCACGCTGGACCTGCAGAAGTCCGCCACGCAGTTCATGCCCGTGGTGAGCCTGCGGGCGCGCCGCGGGGACTCGCGCAGCCTGTCGCGCACGTTCCAGGTGCTCAACGACGGCGAGCCGGTGAACCTGGCCGACTGCACCGTGAGCTTCATGGCGGAGAACGCGGCGGGCAGCCCGGTGATGGAGGAGGTGGAGCAGAAGGGCCAGGACGGCCAGTTCACGTACCGCTTCCCCGACGCGGTGGCGGCCAAGCGCGGCACCATCACCATGGCGTACTTCCGCGTGGTGGGCGAGGACTACACCGCGTCCACCAACAGCCTGCGCATCGAGGTGCTGGACAACGTGGACCTGACCAACGAGGTCACGGGCGCGTACGTGCCCATGCTGGACCGCATCATCGAGCAGTCCCAGGAGATGGCGGCCAACGCCAACGAAATCACGCGCCAGGCGACCGCCGCCATCAACTCCTGCACGGCCATCACGGAGAAGGCCACGGCGCAGGAGCAGGCGCGCGTCGAGGAGGAGGCGCGGCGCGTGGTGGCAGAGGCCGACCGCGCGAGCAACTACAGCCGGAAGATGGCCGAGTGGGAGAAGGCAGTGCTCGGCCTGACCAACGGAATCTGCGTCAACGACAAGGGCCAGCTGTGCGTGGCCGTAGCGAAGGGATAGAGACATGGCAGACAGCGAAGTGAAGTACCCCATCATCACCGACGACACGGGCCGCGCCATCGCGGGCGCGCTGCAGGCGCTGGCGCACGGCAAGGTGGCCGAGCTGAAGACCGACTGGGACGGGCTGGCGCGCATGAGCCGCGACGGCCTGGCGCCCTACGTGCTCGGCATCGGCGACCAGATCACTTCCAAGTGGACCGACCCGGACGGCGGCACCGCCTACGACGTGGCCAACGACGTGTGCCACTTCCCCGCCGAGCTGGAGCTGCAGGACGGCGAGAAGCTGCCCGGCACCATCCTGCAGTGGCACTACACCCTGCCCTTCGGCACGCAGTTCGACCAGAAGGAGGCCTTCTGGTACTGCGAGGCCGCGCTGACGGCCGGCACCTACAACCTGACCATGGGCGCCTCGTGGGGCACCAACGTGGTCAAGGGCAAGACCTACCAGTTCACGCTCGCCAAGGACGTGCCGAAGGGCGGCGTGCTGGCCGGCATGGAGTACGCGCCGGACCGCGACCCGGGCACGTGGCAGGTCAAGTCCTACAAGACCGTGAGCGACGCCGACCCCATCGAGACGGTGGGCATGAGCGAGGGCGCGCAGGGCACGAGCCTGGGCACCATCGGCACCAAGCCGGACGGCAACATGAACAGCATCTACCGCTGCGCCTACGGCTACAACCGCTGGAGCCAGTCCGCGCTGCGCCAGTACCTCAACGGCAAGGGCACGAACTGGTGGAAGCCGCAGAACAAGTGGGACCGCCCGCCGGAGTACGTCGGCAAGCACGGCTTCCTGGACGGCATCCCCGAGGCCGAGCTGGCCGTCATGCGCCGCGTGAAGGTCGTCACCGGCGCGCCGTACTGCGAGGAGGGCACGGACAACGAGCCGGTGCTGGACACCACCTACGACCTCGTGTTCCTGCCGAGCCTGGAGGAGCACTTCCTGGCTCGCAATGAGAGCGGAATGAACGGCAAGGAGGGCGAGGCCTGGGAGTACTGGGCGCGCATCGCCGAGTCCGGCGCGCCGCTGGCGCTGTGGAAGACATACCCGCAGCTGATCACGTACGCCATCAACGGCAAGACCAGCCCGCAGTACGTGTTCCTGCGTTCCGCTAGTCGCTACTACGGCAGCTACGCGTTCATCGTGTACACGTCGGGCAACGTCAACGACAGCAACGCGCAGAACGCGCTGCGCTGTGCTCCCGCCCGCGCCATCTAACCATCAGAGACCATCTGGGGGCGGGCCACCGCCCGCCCCATACGTTCGAAAGGACCGCATCGTGTCAGTTCCCAAAAGGCTGAGGAAGAAAAGCAAGCTCAAGGTGTTCGTGGACGCCTGCGACCTCGTGGAGTACGTGCTGAAGATCACGGCGAACGAGAAGGTGTTCAAGCCGGAGCAGTCCGCCGTCACGGACAAGATAAAGGCGGCGGCGCTCGACATAGCGCGCTTCATATGGTGCGCCAACAACATCCGCGTGCGCCAGGACGCGCAGCTGTACGCCGAGCGGCGCCGCCTGCAGGACATGGCCATGACGTGCTGCCGCGAGCTGCTTTTCCTCATCGACCTCGCATGGGACGTCATGCACCTGTCTGAGCGCCGAGCCGTCTACTGGGTCGGCAAGACAATGGACCTGCGAGACGAGATAGCCGCATGGAGGGCATCCGACGCCAAGAGATACGGGCGTCTGTGATAGCCGGGGCCGCGGCTGAACAGAACGTCTGGACGCGTTCCGCTAGTCGCTACTACGGCAACAACACGTTCATCGTGAACACGTCGGGCAACGTCAACAACAACAACGCGCAGAACGCGCTGCGCTGTGCTCCCGACCGAACCGGCGAAAGCCCCACCGAAGCCTGCGGCGCAGCCGCGGAGCGGGGCGAAACCGGCGCGGGGAGCCGCGACCCCGAGCCCGAGAGGGCCGAACAACGCCGGGGCGACGCCGACGCGGCTGGAACGCGGGCGGCTATCGTGCGCCCCGGACCCACACCCGAACTGGAACCCGGCGAGCTGAACGGCGTCGTCGGGTTCTTCGCCTTGAGGGAGAGCGCGAAGAAGTGCAGGCGCGGCGTCATATGGAAGGGCAGCGCCGCCAGCTACATGCTGAACCTGTCAGAGCGCACGCTGGCCATGAGCCGCAAGCTGCAGGCGGGCACGTTCAGGTGCGGGCCCACGCGGGAGTTCTACGTGACGAGGCCCAAGCGCCGCACCATCGTGAGCGTGGGCTTCGCCGACCGCGTGTTCCAGCGCAGCCTCAACGACAACAGCATCTACCCCCGCATGGTGCGCGGCTTCATATCGGACAACGCGGCATGCCGGAAGGGCAAGGGCACCGACTACGCCCGCGAGCGCCTGAAGGAGTTCATGCGCCGCCACTACCGCAAGAACGGGCCGAACGGCTGGGTATGCCAGATGGACGTGGCGGGCTACTACCCGAACATGCGGCACGAGACGGCCGAAGCGGCATTCGCCCGCAAGCTGCCGCCCGAGATCATGGCCATGGCCAGGGCGGTCATGCGGAACCAGTACCCGGGCGAGGTCGGCTACAACCCGGGCAGCCAGATGATACAGATAGCCGGCATCAGCGTGCTGGACCCGCTCGACCATATGGCGAAAGACCGCATGGGCATCAGGAACTACGTCAGGTACATGGACGACGCCGTGGCCATCTTAGCCACCCGCGAGGAGGCCGAGCGCGCCCTGGAAGCGTTCGGCGACACCCTGCATAACCTGGGTTTCGAGCTGAACCCCAAGAAGTCGTGCATCTACCCGCTGCGGGACGGCGTGCCGTTCCTGGGCTTCGACTTCCACCTGACCGACACGGGCAAGGTCCTCATGTTCGTGAAGCCGTCGAACGTCAAGGAGATGAGGCGGCGCATAGCGAAGATGGCGAGGCTGAGCCGCAAGGGGCGCATCATGCGCGCTGAAGTGGACGAGAGCTACCGAGCATGGCGCAACCACGCGGGCAAGGGCGACAGCTTCAGGCTCATCAGGCGCTGCGACGCCTGGTACAAGGAACTATGGAAGGAGCACCGATGCTAGACATCAAGAAGGCGCCCGACGACCTCGCCGCCTCCCGCCGCCAGGAGAACCTGGAGAGCAAGGCGGAGCGCCAAGAGGCGCTGATGGAGCTCGTCGCGGCATGCGCAGACGTTGAGCTGCCAGGCGATGACGAAGACGACAGCATGCCGGGGGAGGTGGAGTAGATGGCCGTGAAGCTGAGCCGATACGCCCGGCGCGTCCAGAAGTGGTACCTGGCGGGCTTCTACAACGACGAGAGCCTGGAGCAGCTGCTGCAGGCGGGCAAGATCACCAAGAAGGAGATGGAGGCCATCAAGGCGTCCAAGAAGGAGTAGGCGTGGAAATTCTGGAGCTGTTCGCGCCGTACGGCCCGGGGTGGCTCGGCGGCGTGCTCCTGGCGCTCATTTTGTTCTACTTCGGCCGGCAGTTTCTGGAGGAGTTCAGGAAGCAGAACGAGCGCAAGGCCGGCCTGGACGTGAAGCGCGAGGAGCGCAAGCAGGCCGAGGTTGCCGAGCGCGCGCAGCGCGACCGCGAGCGCTCGCAGATGGAGGGCCGCATCGCCGCGCAGATGGAGCGCAGCAACTCGCTCATGGAGGCCATGAAGACGCTCATGGAGTCCGTGGCCACATCCAACGAGGTGTTGCATGCCGACCTCGCCAACAGCCAGGCGCGCAGCCAGGGCATGGCGGCCAAGGTGGACCATATCTGCGACCGCGTGGACCTGCTGTACGACAAGGAAGCAAGCAACTAAAGGAGAGAATCATGACAATCATGCAAGCCGGGGCGGCCGTCGTGCTGTCCCTCGTCGTGCCGTTCGCGGTGCAGCTCATCAAGACCGAGGCAATGACCGGCAAGGCGGCCCGCTGCCTGGCGCTGGCCTGCTCGCTTCTCGCGGGCGTCGTGACCGGCTTCGTCGGCGGCGTGCCCGCAGACCCGGGCGCGTGGGTCACGTGCGCGTTCGCCGTCGTCGGCGGCGTGCAGGCCGCCTACACGCTTTTCAAGTCCGTCGGCTTCACCAGCAAGTGGCTTGACGCCCTGCTGGGCGTGACCGTCGGCAACGTGAAGGAGGGCTAGACATGGCAAAGTTATACGTGGTGTGCGGCCATGGCGCTGGAGACCCCGGCGCGTGCGCAGGCGGGTACACCGAAGCGGAGCGCGTGCGCGCGCTCGGTCAGCGCATCAAGGAGCTGGGCGGCTATGAGGTGGTGCTGGCCGACACGTCGCGAAACTGGTACGAGGACACCAAGGCGGGCGGCGGTTTCTACTCTATCGCGCCTGGCTGTCCCGTTGTGGAACTTCACATGGATGCGTCGGGCGTTCCCAACGCCAAGGGCGCGCACATCATCATCAAGGAGGGGTTCGACGCGGACGACCACGACGAGGCGCTGGCCAAGCGCCTGGCCGAGTTCATGCCGGGCCGCTCCGAGCGCATCGTGAAGACCTCCGGCCTGCTCGACCCGAACGTGTGCGGCTCGCGCGGCATCGACTACCGCCTGGCCGAGAACGGCTTCATCGACTCGCCCGAAGACCTCGCCATCTTCAACGAGCGCCTGGACGAGCTGGCGCGCATCTACCTGGAGGTGTTCGGCATCACCGCGTCGAGCGCCCCCGCGCCCTCGACTCAGGCGCAGCCCGCACCGCAGGAGACGACGGAGGACTTCGGCGGCAAGTACCGCTGTACCGTCTCCGCGCTCAACGTGCGCGACGCGCCGTCCCTCGGCGGCAACGTCGTCACCAGCTACTCAAGCGGCCAGACCGTCGTGCTCGACGATTGGTACAAAATCGCGGACGGCTACGTTTGGGGCCGCTACACGTCGTACAGCGGCCACACCCGCTACGTCGCAGTCGGCAAGGCCACGGGCAAGCCCGAGGCAGACGACTTCCTCGTGAAGGCATAGCCATGCCGTACCCTAGCCCAGCCGACGAGGACCAAAATGGGGGATGCGGCCCGCTGCTGCTGGCCGTCCTGGCTCTGCTAGTCGTCCTCGGGACCGTGAGCTGCGTGCACCAGGCCGGCGGCGCGCAGGAGATGCAAGTGCTGCCGGCCCGCACCGACGGCCCCATATACGACCTGCCCGAAGACATCGGCCAGGAAATCGTGTGCGACGAGCACAACCGCGAGTACCTGCTGCTGACCACCGAACAGGGCGGCGTGTTCCTCATGCCGTACCTCGACGAGAACGGCGAGCAGGAGATCATGCCCCAGGCCTGAGCCGCGCCACGACGGTGAAGCCCCAGGCGGACGGGCACACCCAGGTGTTCGCTATGAGTAGCGAGTGCCCCGCCAGTTCGAATGTCTACAGGCACGGGAAACCGTGCCTGTTTTGTTTTTTGTAAGCCCGTTCTGACGAACGGGCTTTTCTCGTATGAGACGTCCTGACGCTGCGCGGCATTCAGGACGGCACCTTGCCTTTCAGTCGTCGCTCGCGTACCGCAGTACGCTTCGCTTCTCCTTCGAGGCAATCTGCTCGCCCGGAATGCCGCTCGCTGCTCTATGCGCAAATGCGGCGCCCATCAGCAAGCCGGCTTGCAGACGACTGCTGCCGGACAAGTCAACCCCCTTTGCCGCTTCCCTCACGGCTCTGCGGACGGGGCGCGCCACCGAGAAACCCTCTGCGCTCATTCTTGCTCTTCATTTCTTTAGTTAAGCGCAGCGAGGTGAGCGCATAGCGAGTAAAGCGAGCGGTAGCGAACCGTGGTTCTCGGCGACACGCCCCGTCCGCAGAGCCGTGAGGGAAAATCACCATCTCTTTCTTGCATAAAATCATGACCACCCGCATAGCGGGTGGTTTGCTCTTAGGGTATAACCCTTGGATGCCGGCCAGCGCCTAAAGACGCCGGCCTTCGCTTCGTTCAGGCCCAATAGCGGTTTGACCCATGGAGCCGGTCGAAACCGGCCGGCAGTCACTTCCTGCCGAACGGGTCCTCGTATTCCTTCACGCTCAGCTTGTCCTGGGCGATGTCGCGGGATTCCTGCTCCCTGATGTACTT